TATCTCCTTTGGGACCTGTTGGTCCTGTATCTCCTTTGGGACCTGTTGGTCCTGTATCTCCTTTGGGACCTGTTGGTCCTGTATCTCCTTTGGGACCTGTTGGTCCTGTATCTCCTTTGGGACCTGTTGGTCCTGTATCTCCTTTGGGACCTGTAGAACCTTGTGGTCCTGTAGGTCCTGTAGCACCAGTTTCTCCTGTGTCTCCTTTGGGCCCTGCAGAACCTTGTGATCCCGGTCCCAAGATGGGGTTTTCAGATATTCTAAAAGTCATATTTTATTATTATATAATAATAAAAATTTTCTACAAATCTGCAGTATATTGTAAAAACTTGATAATTTAAACAGCTTTATTTGTTGCCTTTGGTATGCCAAATATAAAGTATTCTTATTGATATTTTAAGAAGTTTACCTACTTCTTTTGTCCTATTGTATTTTATCGGACTTTTTACATTTTTACTTCTATATATAAAATGAACCATCTAACACAAGATGAAAAAGTTACTTTGGTTCTTCTTATTGCATCAGCAATTATAATGCTGGCTGTATCTGTATATATTGGTATGAACAATCCTAAACATAATATAATCAAGACATAGTTAACCGTCTTGTACATGTGGAGAAATTGAAACTAACTTCCAATAAAATTACAAGAAACATTGTGACAATATGTAGATTGTCTACGATAAAACAATAAGATTTCTAAAAACTACATATATTAATAGCATCCTACCAAGTTTCTAAAGCCAAGAAATGGCAAAAAGGACGAAGAATCCGAGATATAAACCGTAACTTATTACAACTAAAACATATCTTATTCCAATTAATATTGAAAGAGAATTATTTATTTACAAAGTATACTGTACAGAAGAGTGTATATATTATAAACATTCAACATTTTGTTGTTTATTACAGGTTAACTCACTATCTGCTCTAATCTAAACATTCAAGAGCAAGAGTAAAATGAGCGATATTGACTTTTATGTTCACGGTTCACCACTTCCTTTGAAACGTCATCGTTTGACACGTAGAGGAAGAGTATATGATCCATCTGCCGATGATAAGAGAGTTTGGATGGAAACCGCTCTCGCCTTTTGTCCTATAGAGCCCCTAACCGGTGCAATTAAGGTTGAATTAGAATTTATAATGCCTCGTCCAAAATCCCACTTTGGGACCGGTAGAAATGATGGAAGACTAAAACCGTCCGTTCCCACTCATCATTTACATACTCCTGATTTAGATAACTTGGTAAAGTTTGTTCTGGATGCTATGAATGGTAAGTTTTATGTAGACGATGCTCAAATAATATCAATTGCGTGCAAGAAGACATTCTCAGCAGAAAAAGGAGAATGCGGTACTGTAGTATATATGCGACAAGTGGAATGAAAAGTATCTAAATTGGTTATTCACAGTTAGAGCGTGTAAAGATAATGTATTATTTCTTTTTCTTTTTGAGAAAAGAAATAGTTTTTCCGGTTGAATACTCCACGTCTCTTGTAATTTTATATAATCTTTTACATTATTTTGATTATCGGACTGTATAAGTCTTTCAGTTCTTTTAGACACTTATGTCTAACTTTCCAACGATATTTATATTGGTCAAGTACGAATTCATGATTTTCAGGAAATGCAACAGAAAGTACTTGATCTAGAGGATTTGTCAAAGCCTTCAGGTAGTAGTAATAATCCATTTTCACCACATTGGCATGCTTGACGTAATATTCTGCACTCTCCACTTTCTCGTACTGCTTGGCCGTATGACGATCTGGATCTGTCACTACGTATTCCAAACGCGATCCAGCATCAACACGTTGTCCACGATTCTTCATACGTTCAGCCAGTTGTACTTGGGCTGGAAGACAAAGTAAATAGAACTCCTGAGCATTTGTTGCACCCTTTTTGTTCAACTGCTCCTCTCTCTCTGTCTTATTGCTAGACAGAATCTGTGTTGTGTAATCTCCCACCTTTGCTTTCTTAACACCCTTCTCGTTAACAAAAGGCTCTGCTTGTAGACTTCCACAACTACCAATCGACTTGGTCACCACAAAATCTGTGTATGGCTTGCAACTGGAAAACATCAGATTAATCTGATCCAAGACCCAATACAATAACTTGTCACGTGGTAGGTCGTCAGCAATGCGATTGATTACTCCCTCATACACATCGCGCACAAATTTGCTGTTGTCACGACGTGCCAATAGCACCCCCTTCTTACCAATGCTATTACTATACACCATCTTTCCTTCCTTCTGTACAACCTTACGATACATGTATCGCTTCTTAGTCAGAATAAAGAAGAAAGTATAGATCTCACCTTCGAACTCGAGTTTCATCGGTGGAGGGAAAAGCTTGGTCACTTCGTCTGCTACATACTCCGAATATTCCCATAACTCCTCATCGGACTTACCTTCCATATGTGGAAAGTTAATATAGTTACTGTTATGAACCACAAGCTGTCCTACACCAGCTGCAAAATGATGATTTTCCGTTTGAATATCATAAATATAATCATGATCTTCCTGTACTGGAATTATTTTCTTTACAGCGTTTGGCTTATATCTAAACTTTTGCAATGGTGACGATCCCGTCAGTTTATACACATCGGGTTTGTCTTTTCGTGTATTGATACTAACCTTATATCCAAGACTTCTTAACAAGAAAAATATACCTGCTGATCCAATAGCTCCTTTATTTGTTATAGATAAAGCTGGGTCTTTCTTACTACCATCACCCGTATAATATCCCATAAAGAAAGCCCGTCGAAACTCAAATGGAAGATTTAGAATAAGATCGGGTACTTTCTTGTGATCTGTGTCATTATAGAAGATATTTCTATACTTCTTGACAAAACATTTGAGATCTCCTTTGTGTTTTTGATTTCCGGAGTGTTGAATTGCTACCAACCTGTACGAACGAGATGATTTTACCGTATCAAGTATCTTAAAGTTAATTCTGTGTTCGTGTCGTTTCAAAATATCCATACATAGTTCGAGAAGATTTTTATCTCTTTTGTTGAGAGACCAAGTATTAATATCATACTTTTCTTTCCGTATATACGTTCCGCAAGATCCATCTGCAAAGAACATACCCCAAACAAATGCTAACTCAGCTGAAAAACCGTCATACAAGTAAACTTGTGGAATCTCGTAATTTTCGATAACTTCCTTTGTAATATTATTCGGATATATTGGTTCAGACGGTGTGTCATCTGGTAACGGGAGTTCTGTGATACACAAAGAATCTTTGAGTTTAATATCCAGTGGTGACGCGCTGGTTAGGTCTTCCCTTAACAGAGAATGCTCGTTGGAACAAGTTACCTCTCCGGTATGAACAACCACCCTTGACAACGGTTTTATCACACCACATCTTACCACATTCACAATATTAGTAAATCCTTGGTCACTCCATATCTGATATCCAGGCAAAGGATCTGAAATCTCTTTATTAGGATTAATTCTGGTCCAATTGCCAGCGGATATTGTTTCCATAGTTTTGTAACTCAGCTTCGTTCGTGATGGATCTCGGGGATCTGTCCATTTCAATAACACCGGTGTCTCTCCAGTCAAACAATCGCTATCTCCGTACACCAATTGTCCCTGAAATTTGTTTACAATTGTTTTAGCCGTTAACTTGATGTTCACACGACCCATATAAGTCGTGCACATCGCTCCCGGCATAAAAGGGAGGTATCCACGACGAACACCCATCGCTCCGTACATAGAATTTGCCGAAACTTTATACGCGAGCTGTCGCTTGTCCAACACACTGATCAAGCTTTTCAAGTCTTCAATCTCTTTCTTGTGATCTGTGTTATTATCTTCCATATCGTGTTCCAACTCGCTAATCTTCTTCTTCACATTCACCATATCTACTTTGCGAGTATGATTACGAGCGTCCAAAAGATTCTGAATAACTGTCGGTAACACACCACGTGGTTTTTTGAGAAAGCGGTAGTAACGTTTAGAGCACATTGGAAATTTGGGCTTGCTCTTGTTCAGATCAGAGCGTTCCTTTACGTACGGCTTTAGCGCTTCTACCTCTACCTGAATATCAGCCATTATCTCCTTCTTGCGTAGCTTATCTATAGTTTTGTTACGCTTTTCACGCATCTTTTTAATCTTTTCTCGTTCTTTATCGATATACTTGGTTAACTCCATCTTGCGAATAATCTTTGGGTCATGAAGGCAACCAGAATGATCTTCCCACTCCAGCACATGACATTCAGAGTCTGGAATGTCCGAATCGTCCGGAACCCAAGTGTGGTAATCAATGTTGTACGCAATAATTGTCGTGGGATACAGAGATGCGAAATCAAACGGTACCACACGTTTATAACGACCAGGAATAGGTGGAAATACATGTGCACCCACATACCGCTCGCCATCCGAGACTTGGTAGCCATCTTTCTCCACAACAATATTCTCATACATACAATACTTGTAAAGCTGTGAGTATACTTTGATCTGCTGACCTTGAGTATACAAAGTGAAAATGGGTACGTTACAAGTTTTGGACATTTCTGTCAAACCTACCCAAGTCTGCAACTTGTCAACAAGCAATAGTACTAGAGCACTATCCTGAACACAATATTTGCCAACGACGCTCATCGCTCGCCGCGCCATAGCACCATATTCACCCTTTCGGTTTTTTTTCATACCAATACGATAGCACTTGAAGATACCTTTGGCACTGAGGGGATCCTTGGTCTGTCCAATAAAGTGCTCTGAGACAGTCTTTAACTTGTAATTGTTGAACTTGAAGTCACGCTTCACCAGTGGCAACAGATCGACATACACTCGACCCTCTGCATCGAGAAACTGAAACTCTTGATTCTTATATGCACTTGAGGACCACTTGATCGTTTTCTCACGCGCATGCGCATACTTGTGAAAACCTTGCTGATCAAAGTTGAAGATACACATATTGTGCTTGGCCCGGTCAATCATGTACGGAATATCGAAACCCAAGATGTTATAACCAACGATGAGGTTCGGATTCTCTTCACGTATAAACTCTGTAAAACCCTCCAATAGAGCCGCTTCGGTCTCATACATGTAGATCAACACATCATCTCCAACCAGATCCTGATCCGGTTGTCCCAGAGTAAGAAGATATTTTTCGTAATCATCTGGTGTATCTCCGTACCTACCCATAACACAAGATATCTGAAATATCTTATCACCTGGTACTTCTGCTCTTGGCATGCGTGATGGATTGGTAGAATTAACCTCAATATCAAAGCTCAGAATCTTTGGTTTCACTACTTTGTCGCTGTCATACTGACTAAGATGTTTCCATTTAACTTTGAACTCATGATCACATAGAGTCAGTTTGTCTTCGTCGTGTTGTCGCTTTCCGTAAAATTCGATCCAACCAGCTGTTGGAATCTGTCGACAACATGTGAGCTGAAGAATCTCGTCGGCGTCAGATTCATGTATTTTTAGCTTAATTGCTCCTATACCAACAACGTGTAAAGTCCGACGCAATTTATATTCCAATGATTTGATGTCGCGTCGGTTTGAGAAAGAACAAAACAAATATGGAAAGAGTTTGCGATTCTTATCCACAGTCAAATGTGCACCGTACAACCGTTTCTTCATCATTAATACTTTCTTGAGCGGTTTCTGATTCCGTAACAGCTCATCTAGCTTATTACCAACAAGCTGTGCTTTACCAGTATCCCATTTGATACGGTCTGGAAGCTCGATATATACAAAAGGAGTAAAATTATCCACTCTAATACATACATTCCCGTTATTCTCATCTAGACCGTAGACTCGAATTGAGGTAATCTCCTCTTCATCTTCGTCTACGTGCCAACTGTAAGGAAAAAATCGGTACTTCTCCATGGTTGCCTTTGTATTCGTGATTTGCTTCTTTTAACCAATTTTAAAAATTAGGTAACTGTGATAAAATGAAGTCATTTGAGTTCGAAGGATATGTATGCCATCTAGGACAGACATCCAAAGAGAACTGGGATATATTAGACAAGGCGAAAGATCATCACTTATTCTTTCATCTAGCGTCGTTTCCATCCGGTTACGTTATTCTTGAATATCAGGAAAAATACACACCCGAGATGTTAGTAATAGCGGCTGAGATCTGTAAGAATGGTACAAAGTACCGTAATCTTAGAGATCTGAAGGTAGACTATTGTAGTTGTGATAACCTGAAGAAAGGAGAAAAAACTGGTGAAGTGATATTCAAAAGTAAGCGGGCTGTTAAGCAGATTAAGTTGTAAACACAAAATATTGGTTAAGAAAAAATTCAATATTAAGAATTATCTCCACCACGCATTACCGTGCTGCATGGCAATCACTATACCAATAGAGGAGAGTAGTTTTTTAACGCTAAATTAGATCTTAGTCGTGCCGCAACAAATACAATCACTATAATAGCCGAGACAATCCGCAACACTAATGCTAACTGTTTAGCCGCTATGAACACAATCACTCCGCTAGACAATCCTATTACTATCAGAAATAACAGAGAACGTGTTACCGTGTGAGTACGATTATACAAACCCTCCTTGCTGAAATGATTGATAATTTTGAAGTGTTCTGCTATCAGATCGGAATGTCGAGCTGATAATGCGTCCGGTTGTCCTTCTCCGTACTTGAACAAGAAATCCCGTATATTGCAACCGATGGAGACTCTAGGAATGTTCTTACTGGCTAAATAAGCAGATACACGGTGATCATCGTTGAACAATAAGTTCTTTTTCAATTGCGTGTCGTCTCCGAAAGTGACTAACTCTTGAACAGTTGTAAAGAAAGAACGTTTATATGCCACCACGTGTACTCCTTGAATCCAATCCACCGGACAATCTAACTTATTGTCGATAACAAACTGAAAATAGAAAGGAAAGTTTCCAAGGCACACACCGGAAAATCCCAAACAGGTATTGGGGTATTGTTGGATTTTCCGGTGCATTGTTTTGACAAGATTGCGTTGGGGAATGATATCATCATCAAACGTTAGAATATACGTTTGTGGATCTGTTTCTAGCTCCAAGGTCGGTGCAAGTTTCGTAATGGGTCCGTAATCATGTGTGCAACGATTTAACACCACCTTTGTTCTATATCCATCGAATTGTTGCATGAAATTATCTGGAAGATTATAGGTCTTACCTTTCAGAGTCTGCAACGGTATATTGAGGTATAGTGCGTCCAAAGGGTAAGTCTGACGAAGAATATGCCTGATTGGTTCAACCACGGTTGTTAATCGATCAGGTAAAGTAGTCATAGAACCAACAATTCTCATTTTTATATCTTTATTATTTGGTTTTAAGTTATCTCTTTGAATTTGGCAACTCTCACACGGGTGGATCCGGTACGTGGGTCTGGCTCGCCCCAGTCGTAAACAAAAGTAGCACAATCGTGATTACCGGGAAACTTGGTTTGATTGACAGATAAACTATCAATACAGGAAGACACTTTTAGCTTATTTCGTAAATGATTTAGGTTATCGTCAATAAAATAAGCCGTAAACTTATCTGAATGGTGTCCAAAGAAAGAATGAGAACCCAGTAGTATCAACCATACAATAATAGTGCATTGTAATATATTTTGAGTACTGGATTTTGGTTCATAGATAATACTGGCAAAGAACGAAATTAACACTGCATAAAATCCGTAACGAGCCGCAATATTCAATCTGGCTGGATAATGGTTCGACCATTGGATACGGTCCAGTAATACCTGTATAGATTCGTCTTTCTTACCGTATCCTTTCATGACGCTAGGTGTAGAACCACCAAGGTGGTTTTTCATTGATATAAACAAACTAATTGCCAGTATCACGATAATAATGAATGTATATATACTTTCCATTTTCTTCGTAACCCGTCCACCATTTAAAATGGAAAATATGATTTAGTAAATATGTATATTCCCGCAATAGTTTTAGTTGGTATACTGGTGTTCTTCGCAATATATGCTTTGTATAAAGAATATATAGAACATGATGATGCCTTTACGTATAATAAAGCTAGCGATAAAGACAGTATCTCCTCATCATTGGGTAAGCTCGAAAAGTGTCTTAGATACGATCAAAAGACTATTAAATGGCGTAGAATTCTACTCACCACTTTGTTATCCGTGTCATTAATTTTTGGTATATTGTATCAAAGATTTCCAAGTACAAAAGAGTTGTTAATATTCGTGTGTTTCATTTTTGTCTCGTTTTACACCAATTGGCAACATTATTCAAGCCGTACGGCTTCCGGAGCTATAAAATATGGAACAGATAACATAAGCAATGTTAAGAAACAATTATCAAAGAATCACAACTTTATTTTACCTTGGAACTATTAAATTTTGTTTTCTGGAACTAGTAAATTTTGTTTTCTGGAACTAGTAAATTTTGTTTTCTGGAAGTGTCTTTTACTGTGCGAAAGAAACTTTCGCACTTCTCTAATGCTAGTAACTGGGTCGGTAACTTTCTGAGTCGGTCCTAATAACACTTCAAATTTCTGTTCTGGTATCACACCGTTCTCAATAACTATTGTATCAACAGCTAGCGGTGTTATGGTAACACCTAACTCTTTGGCAATGTAAAACATACCTTTGCGCATATTTCCGACGTGAAAGTCGTGTAGGCGTTGGGTTTTATCCTCCACGTACACAAACATTGATATAGTTTGAATACGTTTGCGAATCTTTTCACGTAAGTACTCATAATTGTTACTTTTGCTATCATTGAACACTAAATACTCCTCCGGATCATATACAAGTTTTAATACATTCTCGGCACGCCGAGAAGTCAAAAAACATAATCTGGTCGGTATCAAACGGGGGATAGTGTATTCTAACACAGTTGTAGGATAAGTAGATAGGAAAATAGTTGGATGCAACGGAATTGTTTTGAAGTTATGACGTAAGGTGAAACAATTACTGAAGATATTACTTACCATCGGAAGATATGAATACTTATTTCCAGCTAAAATTCTAGGAACATGAGTACAAGCATAATATAAGATACGTAGCAATCTGTGTAGAATGACTGTATAGATTAGAAGCAGTATCATTTTATATTGGAACTGTATTGGAAGAAAAATTGTGATAACAATAATCACAAACCACGTTATTAAGTAACGACATAGATGCATTTATTTTACTTTACTTTATGTCTTAAGATATTATACAACACGCTGGGTAATACTAAAACTAAAATGATGAACAAGATAATACCATACTCTTGATAAATAAATATCAACCATTTGCTATCACTGGACTCCCACGAACCTTTTCCGATATGCATAGCATAAATATGTGGTTTGTTTTTCAGAGAAATTATGTCAGTATTCAATCCATAAGGATGGAAGAGCTTGTGTGGATAATTATCCAACCGGTATTTGAATCTATATCTATTGTAGACACGATTTAGAATACCAGGACCGGTAGTAAACATAATTGTAATATGTCTACCATAATACATCGGGACGGTCTGATTTTTCTCTAGTTCTATGAATAACTTACTCCAAAAGATATGTCGAGGACGTGAATACATCAACGAATTAGATACATGAGTTTCAGAACTCATCTTATTAGGTGTTTCCACCAAATAGATATCGTTTGTATACTTTAAGAGCACTTCATCCCATGGACAGTTACAATAGTAGTCCATATCTGCATATAATCCACCATAACGATGTAAAATAAAGTATCTCACTGTATCACAACGTTGTATTTGATGTGGATACTTATCGTACATCTCTTGATGTTGAGCGTAATGGTTCTTGACCAAAGCCTTGCATTTGTCCAAGTTCCAACATACATAGGTCCAGGTCGGGTTATTCAGCAACCAGCTATCTCGGTATTTTCTTAAACCCTCGAACGCTTTTCGAGCTGCTCTTTTATCAGGAATAGTACCGAACCAGATCTGATGTATGATCTTTCCATTTTGATTGAGTAAATAGTTATCAAGATCTTCAAAATTAAGGTCTTCCATTTATCGTCAGAAAGACTGTGTTTAAGTTTTATATGTACTATAGCATATAAAATAACATACAAAATAACATACAAATTCTAATTATATATTACACTTCTTACAAGTCCAACGTTCCACAATGGTTGGAGCACTATGTTCTTGTGTCGTCTGTGTTCCTGTTCCTCCAGGACCATCACATTCCATATAAAGTAGAGGAGAAAGATAACATTCGTCTTTCTCACGATACTTCATCTTCAGAGACAGATGATTCCCCTGTGTGTAGTATTCTCCCATCATAATATCCTGAGGTATCTTAATAGGGAAGAAGCGCTTCATCAAGAATTCCGCGTAGCCACGAGACATAATGTACGCAGCTGCTCCGGCATTGTAATCTTCAGTCTCTTTGACGATAGTAATATCTCGATCAACTTTCATAATGGTCTTGTGATTGGTAGCAGTATTGGCCCAATTACCATTCCAAAGATGGAGAACGGAAAAGTCTTCCAAACCCTTCTGTCGGAGCTTATCCATAATTAAGTTGACCTTTTTGATAAAGTCCGGCTTCAATTCTACGTCATCCTCAAGAATCAGAGCGTAATCCTCACAAGAGTTTATCAACTTCTTCCAACAATTGTAGTGTGACATGTTGATAGAGACTTCGATAGTAGTCATATCCGCTTTGGGGCTTACTAACTTATCCTTTATCATTTTACACATCAGATGCTGATCAAAACGTTTACCAAGCACACAAGGAACACGGCATGCTTTTACACCGGCTTTGTCTGCGTATTTCTTGAACTTATCGTAACGTTTCTTGTGCATAGAACAATTTACTGTATATACACCCATCTTAACGTCAAAATTGTTGTAGCAACCACCAGCACGAGAACAGTTCTTTGTACTCTTCTTCATCCAATAATCACTTTTCGCGGGTGTACTTTTCTTAGGAGAACCACCAAGACATGCCTTCACACACGGACGACTCTTGATTTGATCATACGGTTCGGCTGGCTTACGCATAGAATCTGTTAGATTAACCTTCACGCGTTCTACTTCTTCCTCAATCTCGTGATCGTACTCACGGTAAGCAATACGATTCCAATCCTTTCCGTAATAATTGTTGAAGTAATTCTTGTAATTGTTGGGACCAAGAATATCAAAGTCACCAAACTGGTATTCGCCAAGAGGGAACAAATCCTTTTCAGACCATACCTCCTTAGGCCATGCTTCGCGGGCAGCTTTCAAAGAAAGTCGATAGTTTCCATCCGGAAACTTCTTGTAGGGTAAGACATCTACGAATGGAAAGGAATAACACTGTTCTTTACCATCCACCTTGACCTTCTTTCTACGAGTGGGAAAAATTTTGTATCCGAACCAAACTTTGCAGATAGAATATCCACACTTCTTGAAATCCTTTTCTAAGGACAAAAACTTACGAATATCTTTACTTAGAATTAATATATCCAAATCATCATCCCACGGGATTATTCCCTGATGTCTAACGGCACCCAAAAGTGTTCCACCATCCGCGGAATATTTGATACCATTATTGACAAAAATTTGATGTACGTCATACATTATCTGATAAAGCTGTTTTACCACAGAAGATTTTGTTTCTTTCAATTTGGATTCATGCATTTATTATCTAACTGAGAATATTATTTACATTTATAATAGATATAAAAAATTGAATTTAAATAAAAAGAATTCTTATTTAAATAACAATATGAAAACAACACGTGATTTGGGACAGTATTTTACTAAAGATTATGGTCTTAAAAATAAAGTTTTGGAATTGGTAATGAATAACCCCGATGTTATTTTAGAACCTTCTGTTGGTCAAGGCGATTTAATTCAAATTATATATAATAATAATATTCAAATACAATTTGATATGTATGAGATTGACACTAAAATTAAAATGTTAGATGATATTCCCAAAAATGTCATTTATGGAGACTTTATAGAAGTAGATATTAAAAAAAAATATAAAACAATAATAGGTAATCCACCTTTTGTAAGAACAACAACCGGTAATTTATATATAGATTTTATTGAAAAATGTTATAACCTACTTGAAAATAATGGTGAATTAATATTTATTATCCCATCAGATTTCTTCAAATTAACATGTGCTTCAAAATTGTTAAACAATATGATTTCACACGGAACATTTACTCATATTTATCATCCACATAACGAAAAATTATTTGAAAATGCTTGTGTTGATGTTATAGTTTTTAGGTATTGTAAGAACAATAAATTAAAAAAACAAGTAGTATATAATAATGAACTACTTTATATTATTAATAATAATGGGTTAATTACTTTTAACAAAAATAATAATATAAATAATGTTTCATTTAAAGATTGTTTTGATATTTATGTAGGACTTGTTACAGGTAAAGAGAGTGTTTATAAAAATAAAGAACATGGAAATATAGAATTATTAAATGGTGAAAATAAACTAGATAAATATATATTTATTGAAGAGTTCCCTTCAACTAATGAAAAAATTAATAAATATTTATTGAGTTACAAGGATGAATTAATGAGTAGAAAAATAAAAAAATTTAATGAAAAAAATTGGTTTGAATGGGGTGCTCCAAGAAATATTAAAACTATTAAAGAAAATTTCGGAAAAGAATGTATATATATTTATAATTTAACAAGACGTAAAAATATTGCGTTTAAAGGAAAAGTCAATTATTTTGGAGGTGGATTAATAATTATTATTCCAAAAAAATCCGAAAATCTTGATAAGATATTATCTTATTTGAATAGTGATGAGTTTAAAAGTAACTTTATGTTTTCTGGAAGGTTCAAAATAGGACATAGACAGATCAGCAATTCATATATACCCGATAATTATTTATAGTCTTCGCTTTTGTGTGGTGGAATTTATATTATAAGTATTTTTAAAAAATAAAATTGAAATGAATTAATATATATATATATACAACATCTCATAACAATGGAAAGAACAATCAGTCTATTTTCAGCATTATTGAATGGAAAAATATATCGCAGAAAACATTTACCGAATAGCTTACTTACGATAAAAAAAATATTACAAGAACGGACAATTAAGATATGTGAAACAATAAATGATGGTAGGATAAATAGTTGTATAGACGAATATGAAATTATACGAATTCTATCAGAGGAATTACCCAATAGAATCTATAAACCAAAAGCAAGATTGTGGTATGATATACTTGTTCTTGATTTTCAGTATGGTTTGTTACCTGTAAACATAAAGTCTACAACAACATTAACAAGTGATAATACTGGAAATCTTGCAATATGTGTATATTCTTACACAGATGAACCACTTGATTTATATAAAAAATATCAAAATGGTAGAATGAGTAAAATCTTAATAGAAAAACTTAATAAAAAGGAATATAACTACAATAATAAAAAAGACTACTATTTTGTTGTTGTAAATAAAGAAAATTGTAAAGATATTATAGTTAATTCAGTTAAAGGCTTGTCTAAATTAACACCAAATATAAATAATCTACCGTTTCAAGTTTGTTGGAATAAAAACAGAATATTTAAATATAAAAATATTACCAAAAGTATAGAAATACTATTGGATGCTCTTCAAAAACCAAAACCTAGTTGGAAGGACTCCTTCTTGAATGATGTTAGGAAAATTACATTATAAAATTTCCGCAGTTCAGTATTATTTTTAGATAAAAATAATAACCAAGCACAAACGTGTGAAATATTTCAGTGTCATCCAAGAAGTCTAATGAGTTTTAGGTAGATAAGTATAACAAAAATAAAGTCGGTGTTTTAAATTTACAAAGGTGTAACCCTGACCAACAGAAGCAATAATTAGTAATATCTAGAGAAGCCGTTAAATATCGTCCATTGTGTATATTTCTCCGCCGTGCTCTGTCTAGCGAAGCAGTTTACTCCGTTCTTGTGGAAAGGAACTACGAAACTAGCATTTGCTTCGTACCAGGGAATAAATTGAACCAAGAAAAGAGGGAAACCGTCGTAACTAATTCCATTTACTGCACGTGCATACAAAGTGGATGTTTTCCCTGGTTTGTATGTATAGTCGTATTTCTCCAAAATAAACGAGACCACGTTCTTATCAATCTTTTCCTTCTTTTTTACCCAGTATTCAGATAAGGAGATGACATAAAACCCCTCTAGACTCACTACTAGATGTAGAATGGTATCGTGTTTAATAGATGATCCGAGAAACCCTACATAATCCTGAGCGGAAGGCCAACCCAGTTTTACGTTGTGACGACTGTACGCCTCCTGAGGATGGGAATGAAAGTTGTAAAGTCCACCAATTATTTCAACACCTTCTTCATCACCAGATACAACACTACTTCTGTCTACATCCAAACTATAAGTCAGATCAGAGTCTAGTTTTCCTGCTAATAATTTACCAGCTAACTCCTTTTGTGTAATAACACCATCATTGTTAATAGTAGAACCAATTTTAGAGACCTGTTGTAGATACTTAATAGCCTGATCACTCAAACGTGCTTTTAACGTGCAAATTCCCTTTTGATCGGCTATGAATTGTGTTAACACATACTTAACTTCGTTTGTAACATCGTTTGTAACATCGTTTGTAACATTCTTATCGACAATATCGTTCTGTCGAAACATACACAAGCCATATCCGTTAAACGCAAAACCAAGAGGACTTGCTTTGCATATGTACGGATCATGGAAACCGGCTGCTATGTAATCCTCTATCAAAACATCTAGATTCTGATCCTCTAGCACAATACCGACCCACAAGGTGACATCGTTCGGAATACTGGATAAAGCATTTTGAATTATTTGAGCTAAAATAGCTCCCTCAATACCCATGATTTCACATACTCGTTTTTTCTTGTCGTAAATCAAATACGCGTGCCCTGTAATGCTTTTAACGAACTCTGGAGAATTGATGTAATCTACTCTTCCTTTTCCTTTGGGTATGTATTCCAACGCTTTGTATTGTTGTTGACTAATTGCTAACACTAAACCAAGACTGGACATGGTCTCGGGAATAGGTTGAACACGACTTTCTAACAACGCTAACTTGTTTGGTTTTACAATGTTATCAAAATCAATCAATAGACTAGCCATTTTATCTTTAAGAACGAATATCTAAAATTTTGCAAAATGGTATAGTATAGACGTGAAACCGGAGACAGTAAAATATAAATATCGGGATTACGGCTGCAGCAGGCTGAGATATACAAATAAAATAGTCAACAACGAATAAATCTTATTTTACATTGTAAAATAACATTAGAAAGACACAACGATTTTAAAATCCAATAGGATCAACATACTCTAAATTATACCTGTCATTGTGGAATTCCCAATATTCAGGACACCCGACCTTCCAACCACTAGGGACCAAAGGTGCTTTCCAGTAAAAGACACAGTCTTGCCAACGATTACTCTTGGTTGCATTGTGGATGTAAATAGCGTGAAAATCTTCAGTAAGCTGGTCCATAAGATCACAAAACAACTCATATGTAGGAATTATTGAAGCGTAGTTGCGGTACAATTTCTCTCGATTACTCTCAATAGGCTCACGAAGAAGGAAGATACCGTCAATATTGGTACGAATTTGTGGCTTAATGTCCATGGCGTACTGCAAAGATAGAAGATAAAGCATCTTCCAATGACGACCCTTCTTGTAAAGAGCGTTCTGAAGAGGCTTATTAAAGACCTTGGGATCGTCAGTACAATCATCGAGAATCATAAACGCCCACGGATTAGGAAGATGGTGACGAGCCAGCTTTTGTCTTTTGACGAAGTCTTTGATCTTTTCTTCATCATAGTCGTTGTACACGAATGTACTGGGCATGATTTCGGCGAAAGCATGATTGGTATCTTCTGAACCACTCATAGCAATACCGACAGGAAAAATGTGTTTCATAGAGTAAAGAAGACCCTTAATAAGTGTTGATTTACCCGTGCCTGGTTTTCCAACCACAACAAGCTTGCTACCACCATTATATTCAGGATCGTTTATGTGTTCTGTCAAAGGAGGAATGATCGATGGATCCAACTCTCTAATTTCAACAATAGGTTTACTCATTTACGCATTATACTAGTCGCGTTTAAATACTTTTAACAAGTACAATTCACTTTTCAACACAACACAACACACAATTTTGTGTGTGGCGGGATTTTATAGCGGTCCGAATTCTGAAAAAATGTAAATCTAGGAGGGGCTATGATTCATACAGATTGTGTAGAAGCTATTATTAACCGGTCTAGAGTGTCTAGGAGGGATGTGATTCATACAGATTGTGTAGAAGCTATTATTAACCGGTCTAGAGTGTCTGGGGTGTTATTCATACAGATTGTGTAGAAGCTATTATTAACCGGTCTAGAGTGTCTGGGGTGTTATTCATGCCGGTGAAGCAGTATTAACCGGTCTAGAGTGTCTAGGAGGGATGTGATTCATACAGATTGTGTAGAAGCTATTATTAACCGGTCTAGAGTGTCTAGGAGGGATGTGATTCATACAGATTGTGTAGAAGCTATTATTAACCGGTCTAGAGTGTCTAGGGTGTTATTCATGCCGGTGAAGCAGTATTAACCGGTCTAGAGTGTCTGGGGTGTTATTCATGCCGGTGAAGCAGTATTAACCTGTCTAGGGGATCTAGGGGTCTAGGAGGGGATAGGGAGTCTAGGGCTGGAAACACAAGAGACGTATTCTTAATTTCTAACCTAGAATTTTTAAATAAAATATTTAAAAATACATCATTCCACTACACTCCCTGAACACACGTGCTTTATAAAATCGTGATAAAATTCTGACTTTATCCCACTTGCTCCATTTTTCACATCAGTATTCGTATTAAACAGCTTTGCTACCTCCTCAAACATAACCGAATCCATATTAGGATCATTCTGACTATACACTATCTCACTACTCTTATTCTTTATACTATTAAAAAACATAGGTGCCAACTTCACCATCTCTGGGTCTGTTATCAAATTCCCATCCTTATCCTTAAACTTCATCTTTCTCCTTGAATAATCCACACACGCTATTCTATCCTTCAACGGATACTCCAAAGCATACTCCGCATATCCCGACGCTCCCTTCTGAATATGCTCCAGAGTCAAATTTTGCGAATGCTCCAACATATGCTCTGCTGTTAACGGCTCCATCTTTTGAATGAAATTATTTATCTGGGTCTTATTCATATTAGTCGTTGTCGGTCGCTGTATCGCTTTTATAGCTATATTCTCCAATTTATCCTGTAACTGCTGTATCTTTATCTCATATTGATTTTTTTGCTCTTCTAACTGAATATCTTTTTCTTCCAGTTTTTTGTTTAAAAAATTTATTTCTTTGATATAATTTTCCTTAGTTAATTTAATTTGATACATAACACAATTTTCCATATGTATATTCAAATTTTGTTTAGAAGTATATTTTTTATCACAACCATTACACTCAAAATTTGTATTTTTTTCAGATCTTTTGTTAATACAATATTTTGCTCTTTTCAAGTGAACATTTAAACTCGATTGAGATGCTAAAATTTTATTACAATAATTACATTTAAAATTCATCTTTCTAGTATATAAATACTTCTTTAAATATAATTTAATGAAAATCATTAAATGTAATTATTTTTTTATTAAATCTGATTAAATTATTTTTTATTTTTTAGCCTGTACAGGCTGAAAAATTCACTTTTGAGTCAACACACAAAAATTGTGTGTGTGGCGAGATTTTATAGGGGTCCGAATTCTGAAAAATGCAAAGTACTAAAAGTTCCGACCTCCTCCGATTTTGGAGTCCGGTACTTTT